AGAAGCCCAGGTTCTCCGTCGGGATGCCGAAGAGGTTGGGGTTCGCCCTAAAGGCTGTGAAGATCTGCTGGCGGACGTGGGAGGCGAGGGCCTTGTAGCGGTCCCCGAAGTCCTCCACCTTCGGCTCGGTGATGGTGGTGGCGGCGTCCTTGTTGTCGTTCCAGGAGAACATGATGCGCCCGGCGTTCTGGTGGCCGCTGAACTTCTCGTTGAAGTTCTTCTCGATTTCCTCGCGGACCTCGTCGGAGGGGACGCCGTTGTTGAAGTTGACGATGAGCGAGGAGGTGAAGCCGTTGTTGATGGCGTTGAGGTGGTAGTCGGCGATGCAGCGCTCGATTTCGCACTCCTTCACGGCGGCGCAGTAGACCGGCAGCGGGTAGGTCTGGGTGTGCTCCTTCTTGACGTAGAGGATGGAGTTGTAGTGGCGCTCCTTCTCCTCAGCGGTGAGGGTGGACCACTTCTCCGTGGGGATGTGCATGAAGGCCGGGTACTCCACTATCTTGCGCTTGCCGGCGTTCCAGTTCTCGGAGTAGTAGAAGACGGTGTTGTCCTTGTTGGAGCGGAGGAAGTGCATGTCGCAGTAGTAGACCTCCACGATTTTGCCCAGGCCGTTGCGGATGATCTGGAGGGCGAAGCCGCCGTAGGTCTCCAGGTCGCGGGCGATGCTCTCCACCTGGGAGAGGATGGTGTCGCCCCTGGTGTTCATGACTCCGGGGGTGTAGGCGGTGTCCGGCAGCTGGGCGATGGTGATGTCGTCGCCGACGATGAAGTCGACGGTGCCGTTGATGACGGCGCGGAGGGTCGGGGCCTGCTTGCTGAGCTCAAGCAGGTAGTCGGCGTAGCCGTTGCGGTCGCCCCACTCCACCCAGCCGCGCCCGTTCTGGGACTTCTCGGTCGGGGAGACGATGTTGGTCTCGATGTAGGGGTCGATGGCTGCGAAGCTGACCCGCAGGGTGGTTTTGTTATTCTCCATATGCTTTGTATTGTATTTCCTTGTTGTACTGGACCGCGTCATCCTGAGAGGCGACCACCTGCATGAGGCCGGTGACGGCGCTGCCGTCGTCGAGGGTCAGGGTCCACTCCCACTCGCCCTCGTGCAGCCCTTCCAGGAGGCCCAGGGTGATGAGGAAGAAGGCGCCGGTGGTCTGGACTTCGTGGAGGACGAAGCTGGCGCCGATGCCGCGGTCTGAGGTGCTGACGGCCTCCAGGCTCACCGGCTGGGCGGTGAAGCCGTTGCGCGGGACGTAGGCCTGCTGTATGTTCTTGTCGAGGGTGATGTAGAGCATCTTTGTTTCTCCTTTTCTTGAAATATCAAAACCGCCAAAATCGTAAACAAAGAGCCGCGCCCCAGAGTTGAGGGACGCGGCTGCAGGCAGGAGGAGAGCCGGGGTTTAGGCCGAGACGATGTCGTCGATGATGGAGTCGAGGACTTCCAGGGGCAGTTCCAGGGAGTTGTCCTGGAGGGTGACGGAGTAGCCGTTGCGGTCGGCGCGGGCGGTGCCGGTGAGGCCGTCGCCTGCGGAGGCCTTGACGGGGGCGTCCTTGCCGAGGTACCAGAACTTGCCGTTGGCGTCCTTGACGATGACAGCGAGCTCACCCTGAGCGAGGGCGGTGATCTCGATGCGCTTGACCGTCTCCATGCGGTTGAACTGGAGGACCAGGTCGGAGACCACGAACTTGGAGCCGGCGGCGTCGTCGATGGTGTAGTTGCTCGTCAGGGAGCCGGTGTTGCGGGGGAAGGCGTACTTCTTGAACTTAGCCGAGGAGGCCAGGGCGATGGCGCTCACCTTGTTGTCGGTGACGGTCACGCCGGTGACGTCGGCGAAGTTGGCGATGTATGCTTCCACGATGCCGCCCATGCTGGGGGCGCAGTCGTTGATGATGCCGTTGAGAGTTTGTGCACAAGCCATAATTAGGGGGGTTTAAGCGATTGAAAAAGCGCGGGCGGGTAATTTACCAACCCGCGCGGGAAAGTGTCCGTAAAGCCACCGCAGGGGGCACTAAGAGCTTGCGATGGTTCCGAGGGTGACCTGGTTCGGGAAGCGGTAGGCGATGCCGCTGTTCCACTTCACCTTCAGCTTGAAGAGGTCGTCGTCGTCGCTGAACCAGATCTTCACATCCTCCAGGTCGCCTTCGGCGTCGCAGCCGTAGACGAAGTTCTCCGGGAAGGAGGCCACGATGAGGTTGTTGACACCGGCGAGGCCGGGGGTCTTCACGACCTTCACGTCCGTACCAGGGAAGACGAACTCCTCCGGGGCTGCGTCCTGGGGACCGCTGTAGTGGAAGTAGTTCTTCTCCACCATGGCCTGGAGGAAGTCGCGGTAGTTGGCGGGGCTGATGTAGATCTCAGCGCCGCGCTCCAGGGTCTCCTCAGGGATTGCCAGGTACACGGCCTTGATGGCGTTGTAGATGGCGGTGCCGTGGGCGATGTTGACGGCCACCTTGTCGGTGTCGCTTGCCAGCTGCTTGAGGATACCGTTGAGCCACTTGAGGTCGGTGTCGGTGGTCTTGGTGGTGTCACCCTGCCAGATGAGCTTCTCGATCTTCTTGTTCAGCTCGGCGGTGATGCCGTCGATGATGTACTGCTCGAAGGGGAGCTCGTCGGACTTGGCGCCGATGCGCACGAGGTACTCGGCGTATTTGCCCAGGAGGGAGTCGGGGCAGATGTCCATGTTGACCTTGATGATGGCCGTGGTGATGGTCCGCTGGGTCAGCGTGGCGGTGCCGGAGGCGGAGAAGCCGCAGCCCTTGCCGTCCTGGAGGGTCGGGTTAAGCTCCAGGTAGTTCAGGTATGCGGAGGTCTTGATGCCGGTCTGGAGACCGAAGCGCTGACGGGACGCGGTGCCCACCAGTGCGAAGTTCTTGATGATGAGGTCCTTGTTGTCCTGCACGTAGGTGGGCAGGGAGGAGACCACGAAATTGGAAGAAGGCATAGTAGTAAATTTTTAGAGTTGTTCTCGTTTCTTGGAAATATCAAAACCGCGGATTGTGTAAAATTCCGCTATTTTGCGCCCATGAGGGTGGCGAGGCGGTCGAGGCCCTTGTTGCCGGTCTGGGTGGGTGCGCCGTTGTGCTCAAGGTGAGCGGGCTGGCCCTTGGGCTTGGCGGAGAGCTCGGCCACCTGGGCCTCCAGCTCAGTCACGCGGGCCTGGGCGCTGTCGCGCTCCTGCTGCACGCGGGAGAAGTTCTCCTCGGCGGCTTCCTTCTCCTCCGGGGTGACGAAGGCGGGGACGACCTTGACGCCGTTCTCCAGCACCGGCTCCCCTTCCTCGGTCCACTCCTTGATGTTGAAGCGGTAGTAGATGTCGCCGTCGGTCTCGCTCCAGATGCGGGCGATGACGAACTCCTCACCGGCCTCAACGAGCCAGGGGTAGTTGAAGCCCAGCGCCACGATGGCGTTGTAGATCTTCTTGAGCTTGTCGTCGAAGGTCTCCTGGAAGGCCTCGGCCACGCGCTGCATGCGGGTGTTCACCTGAGGCTGGGGAGCGGGGGCGGCTTCCTTGATCTCGGTGACCTTACCCTCAGCCACGACGATGGTGCGGCCGTCCTCTGCGACGTACTCGCCGTCGGGGGCTGCCACCTCCTCGCCGTTCTCTCCGGCTACGGTCACTTCGGTGCCGACGGCCAGCTCGCCCTCATAGGAGAGCACGCCCTTGTCGGTGTTGATGGTGTTCTTCTCCTCAGCAGCCGCGGCGGGTTCCTGAGGAGCGGGTGCGGGGGTGCCGGCGTCGCGGATCTCCGTGACTTTGCCGCCTGCCACCACGATGACGCGGCCGTCTTCGGTGGTGTAGTCGCCGTCCTCCGGGGTGCTGCGGTTGCCTTCGCTGTCCTCGATGAAGACAGCGTCGCCGACCTTCAGTTCTTCCTCTCCGTCCCAGGCAAGGATGCCCTTGTCGGTGGTGAGGTTGCCCATCTCCACCAGAGCCTTGGCGAGGCGGGCCAGTAGTCCTTTCATTTTCATATTCTTGTAGGTTTTTGAGTGTTTGAAGATGCGGGAGAAGATGCCGTCGAGGGTGTCGACCACTTCCTGCACGAAGTCCTTGTCGGTCTCCGGCTCCAGGTCGAAGAGGCCCTCCAGGGAGAAGCCCCGGTAGGTGCCGGCCTTGATGGCGTCCCAGACCTCGTCGTTGGTGACGTGGAACTCGGCAAAGAGGGAGCCGTCGGCGATGTTGTCGAAGCCCTCAGGGTTGAGGCCTGCGCCCTTGATGAAGTACTGCACCATCTGGACGCCCTCCACCTCGGAGCCCTTCTCGTGCATGAGGTTCACGAGGTTCTGGCGGTTCTCGGCCAGGTACTTCTCCGCCATGGTGCGGATGGTGTCGGCCTTGTAGATGATGTAGAACTCCACCTCCTTGTCGTCGGTGAGTGGTTCGCGGCGGTAGATGGGAAAGTCGGCACGCATGACTACGCCAAGGACGAGGCGTTTTTCCTCGTCCTGCACGGCGTACATGAGCTGCCGGGGTTGCTGGTCCTTGGAGAAGGCGACGAAGTTGGACTGGACTGCGGGGTCGTCCACGAGGCTGATGCGGAGCATGCCGCACTTCTCGTCGCCGATGACTGCCTGGTACACCGGGAGGCCGTCTATTGTCACTATGCTTGCCATAAATGTGTCGGTTCTTTTCTTGAAATATCAAAACGGCGAAAATTGTAAATTAGAACGTCGTCTCCTCCACCTGGACGCGGTGTTGGTCGCGGTCCGCTTCGAGGTCGGAGCTGAGGATGTAGACGCGGTGGTCGTCCGCCATGCGGTTGAGCCGGTCTTCCTCGGAGGCGCTGGTGAGGGTGCGCACCTGCTGCACCTGGGGGGAGACGGTCGGGGCGTTCACCTGCGCGGGGACGGAGGGCGTCTGGGTGGTGCTGCTGTCCTTGCTCACCTGCGTCGCCTTGATCTTGGCGATGTTGGCGATGCCTGCGGCCACCACGGCGGCGGCGTTGATGGCGCCGATGATCGGGCCCATGGGGACGCCCAGGGACTGCGCACCGGCGTAGGCCGTCACGGCGCCCTGCAGCATGTCGATGGTGGCGGCGGCGATGCGCAGGTTCTTGGCCTTCTGCGCTTCCTCCTCAGTCATCTCGGTGTTCTCCTCCATGGCGTCGGCGATGGAGCCCAGGATGGAAGAGACGCCGGAGGCCATGCCGGTGAGGGTCTGCATCCAGCTCTTGACCTGGGCCTTCTTCGCCTTGTAGTACTCCTTCTCTGCCTGGAGCTGGCGGGTGCGGAAGGCCTCCTCGCTCTCGCCTTCCAGCTGGTGGAGGGTGTCGAGCTCGTACTTCTTCAGGTCGACCTCCGCGTCGAGGTAGGCAAGGCTGTCCTCTTCGAGCGTTGCAAGGCGCTGCTCGTACTGCTGGCGCCCTTCCTCCACCTCCGCCTCGTTCTGCGCTTGTAGGGCTTCCCGGTAGGCTTGCTGGGCCTCCAGGCGACGGGCAAGGAAGGCGTCGTCGCTCTCGTCGATGGCCTGGTGGAGGTTGTCGACGTTGTACTTCGCCAGCTCGACCGCCTTGGAAAGCTGATCCAGGGAGCCGGTGGCGAGGGCGTTCATCTCGTTCTCCAGAGCCAGCCGCCCTTCCTCGATGAGGGCGTCGGTGGTGGACTGCTGAGCCTCGGCGAGCTTACGGGCGGCAGCCAGACGGCGGGCCTGCCACTCGGCGTCGGTCTCATCCATCTGGCGCTTCATCTCGTCGTACTCCAGGGCGGCCACGTCGCGCATGGCTTCCAGGTACTCGGCAGAGCCGTGACGGAAGGCCTCGGCCCGGTTGGTGGCCGCCTGCACCTCCTCCGCGAGGACCTTGTTGTCGTGGTCCTGCTGGTTCTTCTGGAGGCGGACGTGGAAGGCCTTCTCCAGCATCTCCAGCGTGCGGTTAAGCTCCGCCTGGTCGGTGATTTTCTGCTTGGCGTTGGCGACGGCCAGCTCGTACTCCTTCTTGGCGATGGTGTTCTGGATTTTGAACTGGCTCTCGCTGCCGTCCTTGACGATGTCGAGGAGCTGGGAGAGGTAATCCTTCTCTGCGTTGATCTTGGCGGTGGCGGCGTCCCTGACAGCCTTAGCGGCGTCCTTCGCGGCCTTCGCCTCAGCGTTGCGGGCCTCGGTGATGCCGGCGTTGATTTCGCGGACCTTCTTGTAGTAGTTCGTCTCGGCATTGACAAGGGCGGCATAGGCCTCCGCCTCCTTCTTCAGGTCCTCTGCGGAGGACTTGGTGAGGGCGTTCTTTGCCTTGACTATCTCATACTGCATCCGGGCGGCCTCCATGGCTCGCTCGGCTATCTGGCGCTCCTGGTTGCCCGCCTCCTCCAGAAGGGCGATGCGCTCCTTGGCATCGTGGTTGGTCTTGTCGGAGGCCTCAGCCCTGAGGCGGGCCACTTCCCTCTCAGCCTCGGCGTTCTTGATGATGTTGTCGCGCTCCTTCTGCTGGAGGGCGGCTTCCTCCTGAGCGAGGCGCAGGCGCTCCTTGGTAGCCTCGTTGCTGCCGAAGATGGCGGATGTGAGCTTGCCGAACCCTTCCACCACCTTGACAAGTACTCCGCCGAGGCCCTGGAGTATCTTGGTGACGACGTCGCCGATGGCTGCGAAGGGTGCCATGGCCGCCGTCATGGCGTTGGTGTTCTCCTCGGAGGACTTCAGGGAGCCGATGATCTGGTTGAGGACGGAGGCCAGCAGGCCGAGGATGCCGACCACGGGCGTGGCGCTCATGGTCTTCAGGCCCATGGTGACGCCCTTGATGGGGGCGATGATGGACTGGGCGCCCTTGCCCATGGAGCCGAAGGAGGCCGTGAGGTGGTCCACTGCGCCGATGTAGTTGCCCACGTTGCGCTGGTAGTTGCCCACGGAGGCGTCCATGCTCTTGAGCTGGTCGTTGACCGAGTTGATGCGCTCACCCAGGGCGGCGCGTTCCATCTCGTCGGTGGTGACACGCCATGCCTGCTTGAGGTCCGCCAGCTCGTGCACCAGGGCGTTGTAGCTGACGCCCTCCATGTTGACGAGCTTGTTGTTCTGGTCGAAGGCGATGTTGGCGCCGGTGGCCGCGTTGGTGATGTCCTCCCAGCTGGCCGTGGTCGCGTACATGGCGTCCTTCAGGGCGTTCTGGTTGATTTTCAGCTCGCCCAGGAGCTCGTTGTACTTCTGCATCCCTTCCGGGTTGCTGAGGTCCTGGTCGTTGAGGGCCTTCTTGAGCTGCTTGATGTTCTCCCGGAGCTCGCCGACGTTCTTGACGGCCTCCCCGGTCCCGACCTTGAGTATGATTTCCTTTACCATGTCCAGATTTGTCCGTTAGTGTAGTTTTCAATGTTGCGCACCTGGACGAACTCGCACTCGGCGGGGTCGTAGGTGGTGAGGCTGTAGTTGGTGATCTTGTTGAGCACCCAGATGGAGTTGTCGTACCAGAAGAAGCGGCGGAGGAGCTGGGGGCCCACCTGCAGCCCTTCGAGGTTGACGCGGCACTTCATGACCTTGGTGTCCTTGTCGAGGAGGTCGCGCAGGTAGGAGCGCCAGAAACGGGCGTAGACGGAGACGGTATCCTCGTTCTCCCCGGAGTAAGGGTCGATGCCGTTGATGTGGTAGATGGGTATCTTCCACTCCCGCGGAAGGCCGAAGTCGATGCAGTACTCCGCCCGCCACGTCTCGCCGTAGTCGTTGAAGCGGTGGAAGGTGGGGATGCTGATGCCCTCCTCCGTGCCGGGGTTGAGGTTCCAGCAGGGCTTGTTGCCGTTGGCCGCCGTCATGGCGGCGGAGTCGTCGCTGAGCTTGTAGTAGGGGTGGTATTCGGCGGACTCGCAGAGGCAGAGGATGTCGACGCCGTCCACCTCGGAGCCGTCGGTCGCCCTGAGGTCGAGCTTGGCGGCGTACTCCACGTCGCTCCCCTCGTGGCCGTACTCGTTGAGGTAGTGGACCTCCACGGAGGAAGGCAGGCCGGGGACCTGGAACTCCTTGCTGGAGCCGTCCGCGGCGTTCCACATGGTGTAGGTGTGGCCGGGGTCGATGAAGGGCGACGGGCGGAACTGGCCGTTCACCAGGAGCCAGTTGTAGTAGGGGCCGGAGTCCAGGATCGTTGCGGCCATGCGGAAGACGGTGGAGTCCATGAGCTCCACGTCGGCTGCGTCGAAGTCGTAGCCGGTGTCGATGCGGGCGACCCCGGTGTTCACGCCGTACACCTTCGCGTACTCCTCAGCCCACGCTCCCATGGCCATGTCCTGCTCCATGGTGTACCACTTGGAGGCGAAGACCTGCGGGGTGATGGTGATGTCCTGCGAGGTGTCGATGCGCCCCGTGAGGTCGATGGTGTCCTCCCCGGTGCCGAAGAAGGCGTTGCGGTTCAGGACGGTCACCTTCTTCTCCGCAGGGTCGCAGATGAAATACATGCCGTACATTTTGGCGAGGCTCAGGACGTACTCGGCCGGGGTGTACTTGCTCTGCAGGAGCAGGGCCTTGGTGATGTGCGCACCGCTGCGGAGGGCGCTGGTGGTGCTGTAGCTGATGCCGATGCGCGAGGAGGTGTTGCGGATGCCCCTCGTCACGCTCGTCTGGTAGAAGGCGTTGTAGGAGGCAAAGAGGACCGGGCAGGCGCTCGTTCCACCGACTACCTCGTCCAGCTGGTAGTAGTGGCGCTCACGGGAGCCGTCGCGTATCACCCAGGAGTGGGAGCGGAACTCGTAGGCCTTCATGAAGAGCTTGTAGTGGTGCACGTTGTCCGCCTCCACCTGGAAGGTCTGATCCGGCAGGCGGAAGGTGCGCTCGGAGATGCGGGAGACGTTCTCCAGCTTGATGACGGCGGACTCATAGCCCCCGGCAGGATAGACCGGCACGAAGCCGGCGGCCTCTTTTGCGGAGCTGGGGCTGTAGTAGCTGGAGGGCCCGGTTATGCACTTGACGGCGGAGCCCCCGACGATTGTGTCGTCGGAGCCGTAGGCCACCAGCTGCATGAAGATGAAGGCGTCCTTCATCTGGAAGTTGCGATTGCTGCCGCCGTAGTTCTGGGCGGCGTGGAGGCTGAGCTGGTTGGCGGTGGAGTCGGCGGTGAACGTGGCGCCGATGTTGGCGGTCACCTGCGTATGGGCGTTGTCCGGGATGGAGCCGCGGTTGACGCCTATCTCGCCAACGAGGGTGTCCCCTGAGCTGTGCAAGGCGGACTTCGTTGTGAAGGTGGCGAGGATGACGCCCTCCTGCTTCTTGAAGTCGCCCAGGGACGGGAGTGTCGGCAGCGTCTTCCAGAGGCGGTCGAGGAAGAGGACCGGCATGTCGGGGAACTCCACGGTGTAGCCGCCGTTGTTCTCCGGGCGCATCACCGCCTCCACGAAGGCCCGCATGTTGAGGACCGGCCGCTGCAGATAGCAGCGCAGATCCTTGACGGCCCACTCGTCGTAGGACTTGGCGAGGTTCACCAGGACGGTGCCGTTGTTGGCCTGCCAGGTCTTGCCGTCCTCCGTGACGGAGGCGGGCAGGCCCACGTTGGCGGCCGTGACGATGCCCTTGTCCGGGGAGAAGTCCCCGGATGGGTAGCCGTTGTAGGCCGGTGCGAAGTTCAGGACGTGCCACCTGCTGGTGATGGGGTCCTGCCAGGTGTGGGCCTCTCTGGCGTCCCAGGCGGCCCGCACGGTGGAAGCGAGGATGGTGAAGTCCAGCTCCGTGGGGTCGCCGTTGCCCAGGTAGTCGATGTCGGCGAGGGTGCGCTTGTTGCCGGCGTCGTCATAGCTGAGGGCGTAGAAGAAGGCGCCGAGGCCACCGAAGAGGCTCACCTTGTAGCCGGTGACGACGGAGCCGCGGCGCACCAGGGAGTCGAGCCGGAGGTAGCCGCTCTCCAGGATCTGCCCCTTCTCGTCATAGATGGCGAACTCCGAGCGCTTGCCGGGGTTGAAGGTGCTGACGGTGGTGACGCGGTCCGTCCTTGCGATGTGGCCGAAGATGAAGTCGTTCTGGGTGGTGCCCGGCAGGGTGATCTGCTTGGAGAAGCCGTTCTTCACGGCGGTGGGCTTCTGCAGGTCCGTCAGGGAGTAGTTGAAAAGCACGAGGCCCTGGTCGGAAAGGTCCGCCAGGGTGCCGTTGATGTAGAGTTCTATCTTCCTTCGCATGGTGTTAGCGTCTGAGTCGGTTCTGGGCCAGGTCGGCCTCGATGGTGTACTGGTTGAGGCCGTTCTGCTTGTGCTCCGTGCTGGAGTTGGTGAGCACGAGCGGCAGGACCTCGTTGGTCTTGGTGTCGTGCACGTAGACGGTCGTGGCGTTCAGGAGTTGCGGCATGAGCTCGCTCTGGGCGTCCGTCAGCCAGCCGGTGTAGAAGGTGTAGTGGTGGGTGAGCTCGTTGACGTGGTTGAAGCGGCCGCGGGTGTAGGGGTGGTCGCTGTTGTTGTAGACGGCCTCGAAGGTGTGGCGCTTGACGGCGTCGGTCTCTCTGGTCTTCCCTTCCACGGGGAGCCAGTCCCAGCCGCCGTAGGCGTTGACGTAGTAGAGGATGAAGCGCTCGCAGCCCTGGACGGGGTAGGTGTTGCCGTTGGCCTCCACGGAGACGGCGCCCAGGTAGTTGCGCATGTTGAAGAACCACCAGTTGCCGCTGTGGCTCTCTTCCTCCTGCACCGTGCGCTCCCCGGTGACGAAGTAGTCGCTTGAGTAGTCGTTGTTGTAGTCTCCCACGGCGTCGGCAAAGTGAAGGTCCAGGTCGAAGACGCTGTCGTCCGTCCAGACGGGGATGAGCTGGAGCGGATGCACGCGGCGGAGGACCGGGCGGCTGGCGTTGTAGGTGCCGGGGCTGACGACGGAGCGATCGTAGGACCAGTCGCGGGCGAACCAGATGACCGACGAGGACTGCCAGGCACTGCCGTCCCATATCTCGACGCGGCAGGACTTGCCGTCGAAGTCCGGCTCCTCCTGGGGCCAGTGTGTCTCCAGGTAGGGCTCGATGATGTCGTTGAGGCGGACGTAGAGCTCGGAGTCGGTCGGGCGCGGATAGGCGCGGCCCTCGAAGCAGATGGTGTCGCCACTCATGACGCGGTAGCGGCAGCCGTCCGGGTAGTCCTCCGGGGTGTCCGTCAGCATGTAGTAGTAGTCTTTCCAGATGGGGTTCATGGTGTCACTCGTTTCTTGGAAATATCAAAAACCCGCCAGCCGTAATTGAACGACTGGCGGCCCCTCTCGGCAGAAGGCACGGCGGCGTACTTACGCCGTGATTTTTTCTATATACCTGAAGCAGTCCCGGCCCAGGGCCTCGGCGATCTGTTGCTCGTAGAAGCCCAGCAGGGCCTCGGTGGTCTCCTTCAGGTCGTGGGTGCCCTTGGTGCCGACCTCGCTGATCTTGCGGCCTATGAGGAAGGCCAGCTGCTTCGGCGTCGGGATGCGCCCGTTCTTGTCAGGTCGCGGGACCACCGGCTTGATGGTGATCCAGCGGAGGATGGCGGAGGGCGGCGGCCAGTGGGGCTTGGTGCCCTCTTCCACGTACTTCCAGTAGTCCTGCAGTTCGAGGCCCACTTCGTAGGTGGTGCCCTTCACTTCCACGTAGGCCCTGACGGTGGAGGCCAGGGTGTTCTCCGTGGTGGGGCGGCCGTTCTTGACGAGCTTGTCGACGTAGCCCTGCCTGACGTCCTCTCCCAGCTGCATGAGTAGGTCGTAGAGGTCGTCGAGTTTGAAAAGGTTGTCGTTCAGTTCCATTATTCTATCGTTTTTCGCATCTCATACCAGGGGCCGTCTTCTGCGTGCCGGACGTAGCCCCGCTTCTTATAGAAAGCAATATTCTCTTTTTGCTCTTTTTCCACGTAGAGGGCCATGTATTTGCAGTGGTGTTCCGCTGCTATCCCCTCCGCTATTTTGAGGAAAAAGGAAGCGAGGCCTTTACGCCTTGCCTCTGGGATCGTTGATATGCCGGAGACGAAGCACTCTTCCGGGCTCTCCGACTGGATGCTGACTTCGCCCAGACAGTCGCCCTCGTTGATGACGACCTTCCAGGACTCTCCCCAGTTCCAGGTGTTATGGTGAAATTTTACGCTATCCATTTGTCAATCAGTGTGTACGTTTCCACTTCTCCAGCGCCTCCTTCTCGGCGGCGTCCTTGTCCTTGCGGTAGGCCAGCACGTTGAGGAACTCCACGGCGGGCTTGTCCCAGACGGCGTCCCAGGAGCAGCGCATGGTCTCGGAGGCGCGGTCTACACATGCAATCCAACCCCACGGAGAAGCCCCTGCAGGTCCTCCGCCTTCCTCTCCAGCTCCGCCCTCCTCCGCTTCGGCAGGCTCTTCGCTGCTGACTCCAAAGAGGTGAGGGAAGCCTGAATTGATTGTACTAACTGCCCGAAAAAAAAAGCGGAGAGGCCGAGGGCCACGGGTAGGCTCAGCTCGCGGACGGTGCGGACCACCTTGGCGACGTCGTAGCCGTCGTTGTAGTTGTGGCCCTCCGGGACGAGGAGCACGGCGATGAGCTCCGGGAGCTTGGCGGTGCCGCCCTTGGAGAAGGTCTGGAAGTCCACGTACTGGGCCGTTGTGATGGTGGTGAAGTCCTTGGTCGGTATGAGGACGAAGTCCCCGGAAATGACGCGGGAGGGGGCACTGACGGGCGGGCACTCGTGGCGGAGGAAGTCGGTGGCGGCAGCCTTGGCGGAGTACTCCTTGAGCGGCAGTGCGAGGACGGCTTCGGGTGAGGTGCCGTCCAGGAGTGCGATGATGCGGACCTGCTTGTCGATGTCCTCGGCGTCGCTCTGGAGGACGGCGTCGATGTCGAGGTAGAGGCCCAGGGTGAGGGTGTTGTAGTTGTCTATCATGGTGTGTTAACGGTTGAAGCCTATGGTGTAAGAGCCACGGGCACCGGCGAGGACCACGCCAGTGTAGCAGGCGTAGCGCAGCGCGTCGATGCCGTGGTTGAAGAAGTCGATGGGCTCGTTGGTCCAGGTGCCGTCGGGCCGCTGCTTGAAGAGGTACTTGCGCCCCTCATTGATGAGGTCCACGGAGCGCCGGGTCACGTAGATGGTCCAGGGCTGGAGAGCTTGGATTTGCTCACGCACGGCGGTGCGCTTGTCGCAGGCCTTGATGTTCACCCCGTAGCGCTTGACCTCCTCGATGGACTTCGGCTCGGCGCAGTCAGCCCAGACGGTCGGACCGTTGCCGGGTGCCTTGATGCCGTAGTCCTTCAGGGCGTCGGCGATGTCGGGATTTGTCATGCCAGCCTGCCAGCAGAGCTGGTCCGCGTAGATTTCGCGGCGCCCGGTGTGGACCAGGCAGCGGATGACGGTGGTGGGGTCGTTGGTGAAGCCGAAGTCCAGCCCCCACGTCTCGATGAAGCCCGCGGGGTCTGGCATGTCGTCCACCACCTTGAAGTCGAAGACCTGCCCCTCCACCTGACCGATGAGGCCGAGGCCGTAGACGCGCCACCAGTTGCCGGTGCCCTTGTTGGCCTCAATTTCGCGGCGCACCTCGTCGGGCAGGAGTTCGTTGTCCTTGTAGGTGGTGTGGATGAGCTTGTAGCGGTCGCGCTTCGGTATCTCGTCAGTCCCCCAGAACGGGGCACTGGGGTTGTAGTCGTAGATGACGAGGCCGGAGGTGCGGACCATGAGCTGGCGGGCCGCCTCCCAGTCCACGCGGTTGGCCTCGTTGATGATGAGGCGGTCACGGGCTGGGCCCTGGAGCTTGCCGGGGACGTCAGCCCCGAAGAACTCGATGATGGAGCCGGTTGCGAAGGTGTAGATGTTCTCCTGCCTGCTCCAGCGGTTCTCGTTCCAGAGTCCCATGTCGGCCATGGCGTTGCGGAAGTCACGGATGGCGCCACGCTTGAGGTGTGGCAGGTTCTCGGAGACCACGGACGTGATGGTGGGCGTCTTGTCCTTCGCTGCGAGGATGGCGGCCAGCTGGAGCTCGGCGTAGGTCTTACCAGAACGAGCCCCTCCGCGGTTGTCGATGTAGCGGGGGGACTCGCGGAGGGCTGCGGCTATCTTTGCGAAGGTGCGGGTGGTCTGCATGGTCTACTCTTCGTCCTTTGGTGTCCTGGGCTTGGCGCCGGTCTCGATGGCGTGAGAGAGTCCGTCGATGGCCTCCTGCGGCAGGCTCATTTCGATGTTCACGCCCTGAGCCTGGAGGGTGGTTTCCTGCTTCAGCTTCCACTTGTCGGGTGCAAGGTTGGAGAGTGCGAACTGAAGGGCCCGGACGTCAGGGGCTCCGACGTAGGTGTCACGGAAGGCCTCCACCGTCTTGAGGTCGCCCAGGCGGGTCTCCTTCGAGCCGTCCTTGTGCACTATGGTGATGACCTCCGCCTTCGCCTTCTCCTTCACGTGCTTCACCTCTGCGCCATGGGCCGCACGGATGAGGTCGTTTTCCAGCTGGACCAGGTGGGACTCCGCAAACGTCGCGCGGGCGCGGGTAAGGGCCGCGGAAAACGCGGACTTTTGCTCCCACTTGTGGAAGGTCTTCGGGTCGATGCCGCAGGCCCTGCAAAGAGAGATGAGCGTTGCACCACACGGCTGAGGCTGGAGCCCATTCTGCTCCACCCACTTGATGATGCGGTCCTGCATTTCCTTCGTGAACTTCATGATGCCTTGTTTTTGCCCGGTTTCGCGGCTTTACGGCCACTTTCGGGAGTTATTGGTCCGTTTCCTTGTCTTGCTCGTTCAGCCTCGCAATTATGGCCTTTTCTCGGTCGGAAAGGTTCAATCTTGTAGCGGCGGCCCGTTCAGCGGCGGCCCGTTCAGCGGCGGCCCGTTCAGCGGCGGCCCGTTCAGCGGCGGCCCGTTCAGCGGCGGCCCTATCGCTCATAATGAACCCACCCCCGTAGAGAGCGCGGCCCTGCTCCTTGGCGGAGTCGCTTTCCTTGATGGGCTCGCAGGAGGTCTTGCGGATTTTCAGCTCCACGTCGCGCTCGGCTATCTTTCCAAGGGTGGCGGCCGTGACGATGTTGTCAGGGTAGACGAAGCCGCGCTTGGTCTTGTCCTCCTTCGGCTGGGCCTCGTCTATCATGCTGCCCAGCTCCGGGCAGACCCAGATGCGCAGGTCGGGGATGAGGTTGGTGATGAAGCCGGTGCGGACGTCTGCGCCGTTCTCGTAGATGATATGCCCGGCGCAGTTGATGTAGGTGAGGTCGCAGTCCGTCGCGGTGAACAGCGTGAGCTCTGGACCGAAGAGGAAGAACTGGATGCCGCGCTCGCAGTAGAAGCGGCATATCTTGGAGAGGATGGAGAAGGGCGGGTTGTCTACCACGACGCAGCCCTTCGGGTACTGGCTGAGGTCCTCGTAGTTTCCGCCTGGGAAGAAGGGGCGCACGACCTTGCGGCCGTCCAGCTTGGTGATGGTGCCCACGAACTTGAGCACGGCGTCGTAGACGGGCTTGGGGGTGTAGCAGTCGTCGGTGGTGAGTTTCTGCTGGAACTTGTCGACGAAGGCGTCGTAGTTCTCGTCGCCCTCCTTGCCCTCAGTGCTGAGGCCCTTTTCCTGCATCTCCTTCTGGATGGCGTTTTCGGGTGCGGGCCAGGAAGGAACGCCCCAGGAGTCCAGCGGCAGGTCGTCCCAGTTGTTGGCGAGCTCGTCGAAGTCCCAGGAGCCGAAGGAGCCGTTGTCCTTCATGGCGCGGCGCTTGATGGTCTCGCGGATGACGTCGCGGACCGCGGGGTCTCCGAGCTCCTCCAGTTGGTACACCACCACCGGCACGTCCGCCTTCTTGAGCTGGCGGCAGGCCGTGAGGCGGAGGTTACCACCGAAGGCGAGGTAGCGGCCCTTCTCCGGGGAGACGATGACAAGCAGCGGGCGGTCCTCCAGGAAGTCCGGGTCCTCCTCGATGGAGGCGGCGGTCTTGTCGATGTCCGACTGCGTCCACTGGCGCGGGTTCTTCGGGAGCCACGGCCACTGCCCCTCGTTGAGGTCGATGTTCGCGACCTTCATGGTCGTGCGTTCCTTCTTCAGTTCCATGGCCTATTCCTCCTCCTTGCCCGGTTCCGTGCCCTCTGCGGGGCTTTCGTTCTCCGTCTGGGCCTTTCCTTGTCCCGCGGCCTTTGCGGCCTCCTTGGCGGCTTTCTCGGCCTCCTTCTTCTCCTTCCAGCCGATGGGGCGCTGGGCACGGTAGAGGGTGCCCATGTCGCGCACCAGGTTGAAGATGCACGTCGAGCAGCCGGGGCGGAAGGCGTAGTCCTTCCCCGTCAGCTCCTTCCACACCTCCAGCAGCCGGTCGATGGCCTCCTGACCTGGGTAGGAGGAGTAGCCGGAGCGGATGGCCGTGTCGAAGAAGCGCTCGTAGGACTCCAGTTTGCGCAGCTGGATGGCGTTCAGTTTGGGTTCTTTGCTCATAGTATTGCTGTTGTGAATTGGTTGTACAAGGCGATGTAGTCCTGGAAGGCCACCGGCATGCTCAGCGCGTCCCGCATCCTCTTCTCCATGTAGCACACCGTCGAGTGGTTGAGGTCCAGGAAGCGGCCGATGGCGCACTGGCTGAAGCCCTCGGCGCGGGCCACGAAGATGAACACCACGCGGGCTCGGATGAAGTCCGACCGGCGCGTGCGCTCACGCACGTCCAGACCGGCCACCGACTGCATCACCTCCGCCAGACGATTGAGCCGCACGTCAGTCTGCACGTGCTCCGGCGACTCCAGGCTCTGGAGGATCTCCCGGTGCAGTACCACGCGCTCCTCGACTGGGAGACGCATGACGCGGCGGCGGAGGTATGGGGTGAGGCGTTCTACTTCCATAGGGCGTTCAGTTTGCAGAGGACCCAAAG